AATACTGAGCCAAAGCGACGAATTGGTCAGCGAAAACGTCCCGATTGATTGACCGAGCAAACTTGCCTAAGGCGACCAAGGTGTTTCGGTGCTTCACCTTGAATTGCTCGTCCTCAAAGGTTTCCTCAATTTCCAAGTGGTTCAGAAAAGAGTCGGCAGCGGACTTGAGGAAGCTAGCAAAGTTGATATGAATCGGGGCGGCCTTGGAACCCCGAAACATCCCTTGAAAAAGGGTGTCCTTACCCGCACGAGCGTAGCCTGTGATTAAAACAACCGTGGGTTTTGGTAAATCTTTCATTTTAAAAAGGAATTGCGCCCGAATCGGGTTGGTCATTACCCGCAGACTTGGCGGCCTTAGGGAAGTTGAGGCGGTAATTAAACCAAGGCTTGCCGGTCTGCCCGACGCCTTGCTTTACCACTTCGACGTCCACTTCAAGGGTCTTGCCGACGGCGGGTTCGCAGTAAGCGAGGAACTTATCCACGTCCGCTTCGAGGACGAGAGGTTGCTTATATTGCCCCGAGAACTTGCCGATGAGGATGGCAAGGGATTTGCCGCTAGATTTGCCGACGGAGCATTTATAGGAAAGGGAGTTGTTCTTCTGATCGGTGAAGAAGAAAGCATACTCAAGCGAGCCGTCAAAAGTGCTTTGACGGATATACTGCGGGTTAATCTTTCCCATTCGTAGTGTATAGCGTCCCGACTTTGAAATCGGGGTGAGGGGCGTGCGTTCGGGTTGTTGCATAGGTTTGTTTGATTAGGCGAAGTTAATAGTGGTGGCGGTCGTGACCTTGGCATCGACATCAATCACCTGAGGTTCGGCAGGATAGCCAGGAAAGGTCTGGGTCGCTTTGCAGGTCGCGTATAATTTGCAGGCTTTCTCGAAGTCCTCACAAGCGTAGGACATCATCGTCGCCCCTAGCTCGTAAATTGCAACAGCGTAAGGCGGGGACTTCTCTACGACGATAAAGCGGAAGCCGTGGAGACGCTCACGGAAAAAAAGATTGTAGCAGGTGAGATAAAAGTGCGCTTGCAGGTGGTAGCGATAAGTGAACGCGGAGGATTTAAAACCGCGTGGGCTGGCATCCTCGGTGGTTTTAATGTCGTAAAGGTAGCCATCTGCCCCAACCGCATCGATGGCGAACTTGAGGGGCGTATCGCCGTAATCCACTTGCCCCATCAATTCGGTGGCGGTGAAATTGATTTGATTAGCCGACTTGATGGCCTCAATAGACAAGTCCATTCGGTCAATCATTTCAGATTGTTCCTGCGTGATGATGGCCTTCCCGTCGTTGGCTTGGGTAAAAGCCTCCCACGCTGCTTTGCCGTCCTTTGTCCTGCGATCCACATCGGGAGCGACCGCGTATATATTCACGGCCTCCAAGGGTTGCAACGCCTTGGCGTGTAAGGCACGACCTACGGCTAAAGCAGGCGTGTCCTTGCGTTCCTCCGTGATATATTGAAAATAGTGGGCTGGCGATTTGAGCAACTCCTTAGCGCCCGAGTAATTGAGGGCAGGGGTCAAATCGTATTCTTGGCGGGTTTTGATTTGTGGCATTGGTGTTTTGGGTGAAAAGTTATTTTTTAAATCGGTAAGCAATTGCTATATGTATTTTAGTAATCCAAATCCGCGTCGGAATCGTTGGCAGATTCCACTTCGCGTGTGATGACATTCAAGGACTCCTCGGCGGAGTCAATAGCCTTCTCGCAGCGGTTGAGGTTGTTTTGAATGACCCGCACGCAGAACTTGAGGCGTTTCAGTTGGTCGTATAATCCCCGCAGGTCGCGGGCTTCCTCTAATTCATCGACCCGCAAGTTAATAAGCTCGCGCTGGGCGGACTTGATGTCGCTTTCAAAGTGCCGGGTGTCTTCGGCGAGAATCTCCATGTCCAGGAGATAAGCAACTTCCCGCAGGGAACCGTCGATGGCCTCTACGTGACGTCGGATGAGTTCGGTGTTAGTCATAGTGTTTCTTGCGAAATTGAGGAAACGTCTCGGCGGTGACTTCCAGGTTCCCGGTGCGGTCAAGGCGGGCGACGAAGAATTGGACGTCCGAACGTATCAGGGCGGGCAGTTCCGTTTTCTTCCAGCGGTTCATGTGGTCAAGGAAGGCATCGGAGTTCCACGCGGAAAACTCGATAAAGCAAGTGTCGCCGTCGAGAAGCAGGACAAGGACGTGCCAGCCTTTCTTAAGGTTGATTTCCTTGCAGAAATCGAGGACGGCCTTGGGGACGACTTTAGATCCGCGTCGAGGGGTAGAGGTCATAACGTCGGTAAATCGGGGTGAACCATAAAGAGGTCTTTCTTCCACTTCGCCCATAACTCGAAGTTTTTATTTGCTGGGATAGTCGGGAGGACGCGGGACTTCCAACGCGCCCATTCACCACGAAATGAGAAATACTCTTTCCAAAGTATCTCTCCGCCGTCGAGGGTGTCTGCAACAAACTCGCAGTTCTCGACCTTGCCGTTTTCCCAGACTAAAATAAGTGCGTAATCGCAGGGGACTTTCTTCGCCATCGCTTGAACGGCGATTGGTGCGGTGCGTCGTCGGCTGGGATAGGCACAGGCCATTTAGAGGACGTTCTTAGGGTAGGGCGTTGTCCGAGGTTGCGTCGGGGTCGTGCCGATAAGGTTGCCGGGTTTCTGGGCGGGGGTCGCCATTTGCGGATTGGAGGGGGCGTGATGCGATGCCGTGTGACCGTCATCATCAACGTCCGTATCGGTAGCAATCGAGCAAGCCCTACAAATAAGAAGCTTCGCTGCGTAGGTGCAGTTAGATTGCAACTGCTGGGCGGTCATCTTTTCCTCGGTTGAAATGTCCGTAAAGTTGGGCTTTAGGAGTTCGGAAAGGATTGTGCCGTTCTCGTGAATGAACTCTTGATAAACGCGGAGCCGCTTATCGTGCGACTCGTGGCGGAACGTGTTGGCGAGTCCGTGTTTCGCAAGGACAGGGCGGACGTGGTCGAGAATAGCACCCAGCGAGGCGTAGCGCGATCGCAGGTGACTGTTCACCTTGTCGGCGAGGACGTTCTCCACTTCATTAAGGGCTTTCACAAGGTCGCCGACGGCCTTAACCTGTTCCTTCGTTTTCATTGGGATTGTTTCCATAAATTATTTAGTTTCGGCGATGATGTCATCGAGCTTGGTGGCCTTGGCTTTCTTAGCGTGTTTCAACAGCACCGAGTAATAGACGCCGTCGTCTCGCATGTCGGGCGTAAGGAGGCGGGCTAATTTGTCGCCGTCGATGAGGACATACTTTGTTCCAGGGATTCGTTTGACCTTGGCGGTTGGGGGAATGGGTGAGAGTTTCTTATGCATACAAAATTAATTAATAGCCCGACGCACGGCGGCGTCAAGGATGAGAAGGGCATCAGCCGACCACAATGTCACCGGGACGCCGTCGGGGTAAAGTTCGGCGGCCTTGGCTTTCAATTTGTTCTTCCATTCGGTGGTGGTAAGCTCCCCCTTTGTGCCGACAGGGTGCGTCTTCATCCAGATCGCGGGACGGACGCGGTGGACTTTGAATTGCAGGGCGATGGCGGCGCCGTAAAGCACGCCTGTGTTGAACATCAGTTTTCCAATCGCTGACCCGGGTATATTTTTACCAGCGAACAAAGGCGGTTCTTCCAGGTACAACTCCACCCAAGCGGATTGCTCGGCGAAAGTGGCAAGGAGGGCAACGCAGTCAAAATCCGTGGGTGGCATTTTTACAGCGTAGGTCTTGCCCTGCCATCGCCACGCCACACCACCGTTTACACCGGGGTCAATAGCAACAATCAGAAGCTCTGACGATTGGGCGGCGGTCATAAGTTATTCAATACACCGCTCCCGCCGTGTAAGGCAAGGGGAATAATAAAAGGGGGGTCGGGCTTGGGATTTCACCAGCTAGGGAACGCTTGCAATCGCTCCCCAGACACGTTGCCTTGCGACTGAACTAGTAAGTCGCTTGCTCCCGACCGTAAAAAGTAAGTGTTGGTCATTTATCGGCCTCCTTTTGGTAGTCACCTACCACCGCACGCTAGCCAAGTAAGCGT